CGAGGCAAATGTGAACCACACGATCGTGAAGAGTGAAGCAGGCAAGCTGCGCATCGCAGTCGCGAGCGATCTTCTGACTTATCTGCAGATGTCGTGGCTGCTGCGGTATCTCGGCAGTGCGTACCATTCGTGGGCCGGAAACACGCTGGACGAGGACAACGATGTTCAGTGTGACCGCATGCTTCAGATGCTGGAACTCGTGTGTCGAGCATTCAATCTACCGTTCGACATAGCTCAATTTGACCATCTGCCCTGGACCGAGCAGATCGTCATACTGTTCAAACGGATGATGCAAATCGCCAGGACACGAGTCACGAGCGAACGGCTGCCTGAATTCAACGCTGTGTGTGACCGAGTGATAACGGGCCTAAGACGAGCAGTGCTCATAACGCGTGAAAACCAGCAAACTTACACTGACAAAGTGCTTGGCGGTGTGATGTCTGGCTGGCGTATCACCACGCTAATCGGAAATTCCTGGAACATCGTCATGACAGCGTGGGCTAAGGAGGTGGTTGCACGCCTCGGAGTCGACACACGACCGATTCGTTGGTGGATCAGAGGCGATGACACTGCGCTCGTGTTCGGCGATTACGCTTCCGCGTTGACGTTCCGTGAGGTGTACGACGCGCTTCGAGTCAAGGGCAACAACAGCAAGTTCGGCATACTCGATGGCTCTACCGAGTTCTTGAGGTTGCGCTACAGCGAGAAAGGCATCTACGGTTGGCCAGTCAGGTCGGTGCTTGGCCTGGCACAGCGCAAGCCGTGGTCTCCGCAACCGTGGGTTGAAGAGTCAGTCATGAGTACGCTCTTCGACGCTGTCAACACGCTCAAGCGAAGGGGGGCCAATCACGACGCCGTTTCAGTCTGGTGGAAAGCAGCCAAGATCGTGTGGTCTCGGCGTCACCACGCCGACACACGGTGGCTGATGATCCCCACAGCGCTGGGTGGCCTGGGGGTCGAGCCCTGGGACGGTCACACCTTGGTGTATCCGTCGTGGCCGCGAGTCGACACGCGAGGGCTGACAATCGAGAACATGACTAACTGGCGCGCCAAGCAGCTGGAGACGCGGTATTCCAAGCTACAGCCTATCACCGAAGCAGAGGCAAAGGCACTGGCCAACGAGGTTGCTGTCAGCAAGCTGACGTCTGACGACGTTCCTGCCGTCAACGCAGCTCTGCATCGACGTGCACGCGAGCTCAGG